GATAATGCATCGAGTAAAGTAGATTTACCTGCACCATTTTGGCCTACGATAAGTGTAGTCGGACTTCTATCAAATTGTATTTCTGTAAACTCATTACCAGTAGATAGAAAATTCTTCCATCTACATAACTTAAAGTGAATCATTTAATGATTAATCCTCGGCATCTAAGATTTGTTGAGATGCTCTCACCCAGACATCGACGGCACGAGTAGCAGTCTTATCAGAAAAATTATCTACAACCCATTGAGCAACGTTTTTACTCTTACCATGCGGACACAATGTCCAAGTTAAATCTTCCATTAGTGTGCATCCTCTTCAGCCATTAGGAATATTGCGTTAGTAATAATAGTCGGTACAATCAATGCCAGATGAACACCGATAGATACTGGAATACTATAACCAAGCCAGCCTAAGTAATAGATTGCGATTATCCCAAAGAATGCAGACCACATAACAAATAGTGCCACTAATAGATACCCTTGCATCACCTGATCTGGAATAAACCTCAGTGGGTTATATCGTAAATCCATTATCATTCTATACATTTCAATTATCTTTCTCATATTATACTACCTCAAGGTTTTGTGCTTCTGTATATAGCTCTCTTAACTTCATTTTAATATTATCTTTATCAAGATCTGTTTCAACTGCATCAACATATGTATCGAGTAAGTCCTTTGTATCTTCCAAAGAAACCTTATCATCATCTACGCTTGAACCTACAAACTCTTCAAAGTTCTCAGCAATCTTTAATTCATACGTTTCTACATTCTGTAGTCTATCAATAAACTTATCAAACTGATACAGGTCAGTCTTATTGACAACCAGTACTTTGATGAACTTATGTTTATATTGCTCTACATCTATACTATTATAATCTATTTTCTCGTCATTGTACACTATTTTTTCAAACATTGTAATAGGATTACGTACGGGGGTGAGTTCTCTTGTTTCAGTATCAAGTATGTGGAAGAACTTAGGATCATCAACATCACTCCAAGTAAACTCCATCTGAGAACCAAGATAGTGAACATTACCTTTACTTGACTTCGTATGGAAGTGACCTGACATGACTGTCTCAAAACGTTTAAACAGATCTGCTGTCATACCGTGTGGATTAGGCATGCCTTTGTACATATCAAATCCTAGTAGCTCAAGATGAGCACCGAGGAATGGAGCTTTACAGTTAGCAATAAAATCAGTATATTCTTTATAGTTAGCATTATTAATCCATGGAACAACAGCTACGCCTAGACCATCATAGTCTAGAACTGTTGGCTTCATTATAATGTTAACATTGGAAGTAAAATATCCGAGCAGCTCTTTGAGGCTACACAACTCATTAGTATTTTTATAGAACACATCATGATTGCCAGGAATAATATCCATAGTAATATTATTATCCCGAAGAGGTTCCAAGAAAACTTTACGATTTTGATTAAGTGCTTTAAAATTGACAAACTTTCGATGCTCATAATAATCACCAAGATGAAGTATGTTTTTAATGTTATGTTCTTTCAAATATGGAAAGAAGATCTCAGAATAGAATCGTTCTTGGTAGTTTAAAAATATATCAGAGGAGTTACGTACACCACAATGTGTATCATTCAATATAGCTACTTTCATATTATACCATAAATAATTCTAGTTTTTTAGCTTTAGCAGCTGCTTTCTCTTCCTTAGCAAACTGTTTAACTGCTTCGTCTTTAGTCTTAATAACATCAATACGGCTCTTAAGTTGATCAACATAAGCTCTTGTATCATTTGCTGCTTGTGCATCCATACCCATATCCATAAAGTCTTCTACACCCATACGTTCAATGAATCGATGCTTTATATCTTGCTGCTTCTTTTCTTTTGTAATACGTCGAATGAATGCAAAGAAACAAATCTGAGTAAAGTATGAGAATGCATTAGGGTTACCAGTACGAGTAGCAGTTTCAATCTTATAGTTACGAATAGCTCTTAGACAGTTTTCAACAGCATCCATTACCATTTCATCTCTATAAGTGTACCGAACAAAGTTCGGTCTGTGAGACAGGCCTTCAGATATTTTCATAAAACATGTTGCGATATAATCAGTTACTTTAGGTGGTGTTTCATTTTTTCCTTCAGCATCATTTACTGACTTAACATAGTCAACAACAGCATAAGAAAATTCTCTATTGTTTACGTAGTGTGGTTTTTCTCTTGGTTTTAGTTTTTTAGTCATGTATTGTTCTCCATAATATGTATATTATAACACAGTTTTCAAAGAATGTACACTATTAAAATAATTAAAATAAAGGTGTACAAATACAGGAAAGTATGTTATAATAATATAGATCCCGGGGAGGGCAGGGGTATACTATATTAATTAATGTACTGTTTCAGTCTCATTAGATATTAAAGTAGGAAGATCATCGTCATCACCATTATCAGTACTAGTCTTTTCATCTAAAGCTAACGCAAACTTAATGTATGTTTCTTTAATATTGTAGGCAACAGAAGCATGTGCAACTACCATCGATTTATCGATGGTGAACGTATTACTTAAAGAGAGATCAAACCATGGCACTAGTTGATATGCATCATGCTTATATTTGTTCACTTCAACTTTAAACGGTCTATCAATAATAAAGTTAGTTTCATTGTTATTTGCAACTAAGCCAATAATCTCATCACCATTCATGAGCTTAAACTGACGTATCTGTAGCGTTTCTAATTCACTCATATCTTTATCTCGTATACCTTGTATTTGAATTTCTCTTTATTATATATCTTAATTCTTTCAGCTGCATGATTTAATGTATAATTCTTCGAACTCTTCCAATGTAAATCATCAGCTATATCGTATACCTTTGTAGCTTTACCGTCAGTGGACTTACGTAATCCTCTACCAATCGATTGAAGTACTCTAACCTGAGACTTCGATGGTGATGCAAAGATTATGTTGTTTAGTCTTTTTATATTTATACCTGTGGAAAACGTACCAACCGAAGCAACAATAATTGCATCTGATTCACCTTCAGTGATAGCTCGTATATCTTCCCTATCATCTACTCCTGTTTCACCAGATACATAAAACAGTTTACGATTCGTTTTACCTATTTCTTCTAACTTCTTTGTTAACATATCATGTAATGGTTTACCATGTTTATCAACATATTGGAATAGAATAAGAGTATTACCATCTTGATCTAAAGCAAGGTTCGATATAAACTGATTACGAGGATCATGTCTTACAATAAAGTCCATCTCCTCTTGATACTTTACCTTTGAAATCTGTTTGCAATATTCATCAGCATACTTAAGTAGTAATACTGATACATCTAAATCAGCTAAATCTTTCGAATCAATCAAAGCTTTAGTAGTAGTTACTTTATGTACTGGACCGAACAAACCTTCTAATACAAGCTGGTGTGTCTGCGTTCCATCCAATGTACCAGTTGTACCGATTCTATATTTAGCATTACAGCACTTCTCAAGTATTGCAGTTAACGACTTAGCTTTAAAGTTATGTGCTTCATCACCTATGACCATACCATAGTCAGCAAACCATGGAGCACGTTCCTTATATATCGACTGCCATGTACTAATCACAACTCGTTGTTTTATATCATACTTCTCTTTACCACCATAAATCCTATGACAATCCTCTTCTACATTCCATTCATCGTATTGACTATAATCACCAAAATCAGAATACATTTGTTCCACAAGAGAAGTAGTCGGTACAATCAATAGAATATTACCTTCATCATACGTACTCAAATAATAACGAATCGCCATGTATATAATCAAAGACTTACCAGATGCAGTCGGAGAAAGTAACAACGATTGTCTATTACTTAATGCATGATGTACTGCTTCTTGCTGATATCCTCTTGCTTCAATCTTATTACCACCAGCTGTAAGGTGTAACTCATCTAATAATGCAGGTACATCTATATTCTCTGTTATATCCGGACGACCATAGTGGTGGCTATCTTCAACTTCTATTTCATAATCACGCGATGCAGCAAACTCACTAAGGTATTTAAATAATCCAGTATATAATAGCTTTTTACGAACATCGAATAATCGTATCTTACCGTCCCACATGCGATTCTTATATGCAGGCATAAACTTATATCCTGGCACATAAAAGCAGAAATGATCAGCTAATTCCATCTCAATACCAGCATCAGTCTGTATATTAAGAAATACGTGATTAGCCTTAGATACTATAATTTTATCCATTATACTCCACTAGTAAACTTGTTCCATTCAATAATGTTCTTGATATTTTGATGACGCCACTTAACATTCTCTAAGATTTCTTTTAGAGTCTTATCAAGTTCTTCGAGGTATTCGATTTTAGATTGTGCTTCTTGTATGACAGGATCAGAGTCATAGAATTTATCCATGTCTCCTTTAAGTACGGTAAGACCATTAAGTGGATCATAGTCCCAACCAAGATCATCCATCTCTTGCTTAGATAGTTTACCGTTATAGTGTAACCACTTATTTTTGAGCAATACTTTAAACTCAGCTTCACGTCGTCTTAACGTAAGCTTATTGATGCTCATAAGTTCTAGGTATTTACCATGAAGTTTAGCAGATTCACGAGATGCTTCATCTAACTGCATTTCATCTATCTCGCAATCTTTCTGCCACATTTCTAGAATGGACTTTAAATCAATCATATAGTTGTAACCTTATCAATCAGTATTATAATTATATATATGCTTATTTTATTTCGAAGTATGAGTACTTAAACGTCACTTCAGCTGTAATATATTCAACATCACTTGCAGTATCAAATTGCAAACCAGATAATGCAGTAGGGAATATGTCTTTAAATTCTATCTCTTTTGATTTATTGTTATGAGAGTTGAGTATAACCAAAGTAGCATCTGACATAACCTCACTCATCTCAACAGTACCATTTACGATATCGTGCATCCAATTAAACGTTTCGATAAAGTTTTCCATGTTCTCGGTTACGTTAAATCTTACTGTCAAATCTTCGAAATTGATTCGATCACCAACAAATCCAATATTAGCACCTTTATATGGAACAGGAGCTTCTGTCATACTGATTCCCGGTAAGCTTGCTGCCGTGCAAAAGTATTCGAGATTAGGATACTTATTGTAATCAATCTTTAATGCAAATCCTGTTGGACTTAGAAAGTTTTTATTAGTTGTCACTGCCATAATTTATCTCCGTTATATCTTTATTTATACGTAAAAAAAAGAGGATCCGAAGATCCCCTTTTTAATTTTACTCCGAAGAAGTAATTACTGATTATACACCAGTAATAATGTTGCGACGGAAGTAAGGGTTCGAACCATAAGAACCGATACCAGTTGCAGTACCAGCGAATGGATTCTGCTGTAGACCATAACGAGTCTTGAAACCAACTTTAGGTTGGAAGTCTTCAGCGTTAACAGCTTTCAACATAGTTAGTGGTACGTATGGGCAGTAGAATAAACCTGCATCATAAGTGTTAGTACCTTTATAACCAACAGTAGCATAGTCGTGTGTTGCATAAGCATCAACATACACTTTCATACCATTCTTAAGAGTACCAGCGAAAGTGTTACCAGCGTTATCAACGGCTAGAGAAGCAGAGTCTTGACCTACACCATAAGCCATAGAACCAGCAGCAGATAGAGCAGCAGCTACTGAACTTGAGCAGATGATATAGCTACCTTTACCACGACGAGTTTCCTTAGCAATGATATTAGCTTCTTGCTCTAGACGGAAAGCGATAGCTTGGAACTTCTCAGCTTGCCAACGACCGTCACCAACGTCAGCTGCTGTGGCAACGTTTAAAGTACCTTTGACAGCACCTGTAGTACCTACTTTAGCAAGTTCGTTAATGCTCTTGATAACTTCACGGTTGATTTCACCAAGAATTTCAGCAGAAAGGATATTAGCCAATTCAGCTTCAGCGTC